CAGTGACCGCACGATTGCTAAATGGCGCTGACGCTGTTGCCTCAAACTCAAGCACATCAACTGAACTTTCATTCGCGCCAATAGTAGTTAGCCCATAAGGGTTCACGCCATCAAAAGCAGCGATAGCAAACGGCATCGTAATGGTCGGCGCTGCTCGCATAGTTACTGGGTGACGACAACTTAAACGACTTAATGCTGTTGATGGCAACGTCCCAGAAACGAGGCCTTTTAGTGGCGGCACGCCTTGATAGTAATATCTCTGGCAATCGATCAGGCTCTTGGCCAGCGACTGCCGATTGAACGGCGTTGCTACCGAGCCGATCTCTAGCTTGACGCCGGTCACATAGAAGGTCGCGCCATTAGTGGCGACGACGCTGACCGAACCAGTTACACCATTGTACGCAGCCGACGCCCATGTGTTGGCTGGACCGCGATGACTTGATCCTGAGCCAAGATCAAAAACAACATTTACCGAACCGGCATTACCGCTCATCACCCACGTTCCAGCGGTATCGCCGGGGATCGTAATGGTGATCTTGAACCAACCAGCCGCTGGAATAGAGTAAGAGAATGGATAAGATCGAGTACCGGCGTAATTCTGAACACACCCGCTGAATGTGCCGATCAGGCTAGAGAACACAAAGAATGATAGTGTCGCAGGTTGCGCACCTGTCGTTCCCCACATAAAGTCACTAACCATATCGGCTTCAATCGACTGACAGAATATGAATTGATCGGCAGCTACCGATGCATAAGCCGATGATGACTGAAACCCAAGGCAATACGGAAAGCCAAAACTGGCTGCCGGTCCACCTTGACCATTAAGATTACGCCCCCACGTTCCTTTGCTGGCTTGTGCTCCGTAATAAAACCATCGATCAACCGTATAGGGGAGTGTTGTCGCCGCCGTCCCACTCCCCCCGCCGTTGCGCTGATCGATCCGCATGTCGCCGTTGATGATGCGGTTGTCGCCATAGCGCACGCCGTCGACATATTGCTTGGTCGCGGCCTGTAAATTGGCGGTCGGATCAGCGGCGAGAACGATGGGACCGCTCATGTTGCCGCCCGCCAGCGGCAAGAAGGCGACGCTCAAGCCGCTCGCGGCCCACTTCACCCCGTCCCAAACCCAAGTCACGCCCACAGCGGTGAACTGCTGGCCGACTGTAGGATTGGCGGGGAAGTCGATCATGGGGTCAGACCTGCGTATAGGTCATAGTCAAAGCTCCGCGCTCAACTGCAAAGAAGAAATTGTAAACGATCCGAGCCCCGCAGCTGCTCCAGTCGCATAGACAGTGACAGCGCCAAGGCTATTTGTTGTAACCGCCGCGCCACTCGCATTGGAGTAGGTCGGCCCCACAAGCGTAATTGTTGGAGCAACTCGCATTGTCACTGGAAAGGTTACGCTTTGACCAAAAGTCAACCCAGCCGTGACATAGGCACTGAGCTGAACTGCCTGAGAGTTGGCGAAATACCTCTGGCAATCGGCCAAGGTCTTGGCCAGCGACTGCCGATTGAACGGCGTTGCTACGGAGCCGATCTCCAGCTTGACACCAGTTAAACCATAACTCGCTCCGTTAGTATTGATGATGCTTTGCGCGCCCGTAACGCCATTAAAATTACCCGCGAGCCATGCGCCAGCCGCCGCGCGACCAGTCGTACCGCACCCAAGATCAAAGTAAACAACCACCGATCCAGCATTGCCTTTCATCACCCATGTCCCGGCAGTGTCACCAGGAATAGTGACAGTTAACTTGGTCCATGTACTGGCTGTAGGTAAAGAGTAAGAAAACGGATAGGAGCGTGTCCCAGCATAATTAGTAATAGCACCGCTAAACGATCCCGTTTTGCTGGAATAGGCCCAAAACGACAGCGTCACTGGCTGCGCGCTGGCGCTCCCCCAAGCAAAATCGCTGATCATGTCGGCTTCAATAGATTGATAGAAATAAAACAAATCAGCCGTCAAAGGCGTATAGGCCGATAACGATGTGACGTTGAGGCAATAACCAAAGCCGGTTGACCCGCCTGCTTGCCCCCACTGAACTTTTCCCGACTGCGTCGCCCCATAAACCCAACGATCAACCGTATAGCCAGCCAACGTCCCGCTCGCGCCATTATTTCTTTGATCGATCCGCATGTCGCCGTTGATGACCCGATTGTCGCCCATCGGGATAAGCACGGTCGAAATGGTGCCGTCCGCCGCCGCCTTGATCGACGTCCCGTCGACCTTGACCGAGCCCAACACCATCGTCGAAGCGGGCGGCGGAAGGCTCGCAGCGTTGATCGTAGGAACCCATTGAGTCGTGTTCGGGTCCTGGTAACGGAGATACATCTGACCGCCAACCGAATCCCACCACAACGCACCTACGGAGGGGCTCGCCGGGGCCGTATCACTAATAGTGACGGTTGATCCGCCGCCTGCAGGCGTTGCCCAAGACAAGAGCCCAGAGCCATTCGTCGACAAGAACTGTCCCGCCGAACCGCCGGGAAGATAGAAATTCCCGAGACTATTGACAGCGAGAAGCCCATTAACCGCGAGACCCCCGTTTACGGTAATGCCAGTCCCGTTAAATACCGTTGAACCGTCCGCCCGCGCAATGGAAAGCCAAGTGCCAAGTTGCGTACCAGTCGCACTAAATCCCGATAAACTAAAATTTGCCCCAGTGTTGCCAGTCCCTTCAGCCGTTCCATCGCCCAGAATCATTTGCCAGCGAGCAATGTTGGCGGCTGTGCTCAAAATAGCGCGCTGATTGCCGCCAGTCACCGGCGCGTTGAGGACGAGCGAATTGCTCCCTTGGACGGTCAGAACCTGGTTGACCGTCAAGCTGCCGGTGACCGTGCCACCCGCAATCGGCAAATAAGGTCCACCAGTGACCGGCGTAATCCATGATAAATTACCATTGCCATCAGTTGCGGGAACTTGACCCGCAGAACCACCGCCAACGCTAAGTTGAGCAACAGTAGGAATAGAACAAACAGCGTTCCCGGCAAACAGAAGCGCGCCCGAAGTAACCGCGCCGCCCGTGCTGAAATTGGTCTGCCCGGTAAAAGTGCCACCGCTAGCCGGAACAACTAGATTCCAGGCTCCCTCCGTTCGCCCGTACGTCTGGTTATCGGGAACCTCCGGAACACCCGCCCCATGCGCCTCGAGATATTCGAGAGTCACCGCCTCCATTGCCTCAACGGGATCGCGCGACAAAAACAGCGGATGATTAAGCGTTATCGAACCATCAGTTCCGGAAATCTCCACCGGACTATCGATGAGAACGCCCGTCGCACTATAATGATCGATAGTAAAATTCGGCGGACTATTCCCATCATTAAGCGTGATGCCCCAGGCATTCAGCGCAATGACAGAGGCCGGAACACCGATTATAATTATGCCATCGACAACCGAAGGGCCGGTCGGCGCAGAACATCCCGGAGTCTGATTCCACTCATTCGTCGGTGGGGTAGGGTTCACCCACGGCGACGGAGGCTGAGGCGGGCTGGGAATCCATTGATCGTTCAACCGAAACTCCTTCTCCGAGTTTTGGTGACACGGGAACCAGAGGCTCTAGCCAATCGCCAATCGTTATTCAGCTTAGTAATCAAACCATCCGCAAGCTGTGTGAAATTAGTCGCCGACGCTTCCTCGCCAACTGCATGAAGCGCTGCGTTGGCCAACGAAGCCCACAGATATAGATTCGGGTATTTCGTATAGACCCAACTATCGGTCTGATCATTGAGCGGCGGAACTTCGGCGAAATATACAATCTGGTACGGAATACCCTCGAGGGAATCCGGATACCCACCGAATGTGATTGTCCGGCCAACGATAGTATAATAGCCGAATGCATGCCAATCGTTCAGATTGAAGAACTCGTCGTTGGACTTGTAACGCAACGGTGAATAGCCGTTAGGGGCAACTGTGCCACCGATACTGATGAGAAACATCTCCAACCAATTATCGGGTAGCGTGGAACACCTCTCTGTAACTGTGTTGTTAGACGTCTGCAGCATCCGA